GCCCGCTGGCGTCGACCTGTCGAAGGTGACGTACCTGCGGCTGGACGGCGGCTCGACGCTGCCCGCTGGCGTCGACCTGTCGAAGGTGACGGACCTGCGGCTGGACGGCGGCTCGACGCTGCCCGCTGGCGTCGACCTGTCGAAGGTGACGGACCTGCGGCTGTACGGCGGCTCGACGCTGCCCGCTGGCGTGATCGGGTCGGATGTCGTGAAACGCCAACTTGAGAAGCAGTCAAACCGAAAAGGCTTGCTTGGATGATGTGCGGGCACGCATCGCGTGACCTGCGCGGCGCCGCCGAAGATGCGGAGGCTAAGCGTGTGCCTGCCGATGATTGGACCGGGGACTGAGCATCTGAGCATCTGTGAAAGCGGGCTGCATGCTGATCGCTGAACGCACGGTGTACCAGAAGACGTTCCAAGCTCGCCGGGCGGATGCGCACCTGCTGCGCATCCGTGGCCACGATCGGCGGCAACACGTGTACCTCAACGCGGCCATCCCGCAGACCGCCGACGGTGACCTGGTGGTGCCGGTGTCGGATCTGGTTTGCCCAGGTTGCGGCTACGGCTACGCGGTTATGGCTACGCGACCAGGACAGGTGTGCGAAGAGTGTCAGCTCGAGCGGTTGCACGAGCTGGCTCAGGAGCTGCAGCAGGCCGGCATTGAGCTTGGCTGGCACTCGCGCCCCAGCTTGGCCCAGCTCATGACCAGGACGCGTCCAGGCGTGGCTCGCGTGGGCCGCTGGTGGTGAGAGGCAACCTTTGGGGTTGCCTTGCTCGGGGTATGGGTATACGGACCACCACAGGGAGCACCACGATGCTGCACAGCGCCCTCAACTGGCTCAGCTACAACCGCGGCCTGGTCTTCGGCTTGATCCTCGCGCTGGTCTGCAGCCTTTGGCTGCTGGGCTGTGAGGTGACCACGCAGGGACTGACCGACGATCGCCAGGTCACCTCGCACCAGCTCGACCAGCAGGCCCAGGCGCTCAAGGCGAGCCTGGAGAAGCGGGCGGCGGACCTGGACGCCCAGATCGCCGCCTACAACATTGACGTCGCCGCGCTCCAGGCGGCCTATGAAGCGGCCCAGCAGGACCTGGAGCGGAAGCTGGTCGCTCGGCAGCAGATCGTCACGACGCTGGGCGGGTTTGTGACGCAGTTGGCCGCCGGCACGGTCGATCCCGTCAGCGCAGTGGGGAGCGTGGTGGGCCTGCTTGGCCTGCTGGGCGGAGCGGGGCTCGCAGTGGACAACCGGCGTAAGGACCTGGTGATCCGCACCCTGAAATCCGGCGCCGCCGCCACCGGGAGCCCCGTGACCACATGACTGAGGCGGACCAGGCCAGACTGATCAAAGCCCTGGTGGGCCGCGGCAACGTGGAGCTGCTGCTGGAGGCTTACCAGCAGGGGCGCACGCATCGCGAGCTGGCCCAGCGGCACCGCATCAGCCGTCAGGCCGTGTCCAAGCGGTTGGCAATTGCCAGGGGCAAGCTGAGGTCCTGCGGCTTATGGCCGCCTGATTGGGAGCGGCGGGATGCAGCCGGTCTGCCTGCACCAGCTTCGCCGTCCGACGACCCCGCCGCCTGACCAGCCCGGGCACGGCGACTGCCGCGTCTGCACGGCCGACCCGATCAACAATCCACGCTGCAGCGGTTTCACGCCGGCACCAGTGGTGCATGAGCTGCATATCGAGGGCCAGCGGATCTACGACGGCCGCATGTTCTGCCGCGAGCCCGAGCTCTGGCATCGGCTGCAGCGGGCCATCGCCAGGATCTGCCGGCGAGCCATCCGCCGTGGCTACGACCGCCGCGACGTCGCCATCGTGGTGCACCAGGTGACGGCCGGCGCCTGCATGGACATTGACTCATGAGCCAGGTCGCTCTCGATCGCTGCATGAACGCCACCACGACGACGGGCACGGGCACGCTTACGCTCGGCTCGGCGGCGACCGGCTACCGCAGCATCGGCACCATGGCCGACGGCCAGACGGGCACGTTCAGCGCCTGGGCGGTGGACGGCGACGGCGCCCCGACGGGCGACTGGGAAGTGTTCGCCGGCACCTACACGGCCAGCGGCACGACGCTGAGCCGCGACGTGATCCTGGCCAGCAGCAACAGCGGCAGCGCTGTGAGTTGGTCGGCCGGCACGAAGCTGGTGGCCCTGGTGACGTCGGCGGCTCAAGCCCTGCCCGACGTGAGCATCTGCCAGGGCCGCCTGACGCTGACCAGCGGCACGCCGGTGACCACCAGCGACGTGACGGCCGCCACGACGGTGTATTTCACCCCTTACCAGGGCAACCGCATCGCCCTTTGGAACGGCTACAGCTGGCAGGTGGTGGCGTTCGCCGAGCTGAGCCTGAGCACCACCGGGCTGACGGCAGGCAAGCCCTATGATGTTTTCGCCTACCTCAGCAGCGGGGCCGCCGCGATCGAGGCCCTGGTCTGGACCGACGACACGACGCGGGCCACGGCGATCACGACGCAGGACGGCGTGGCCGTCAAGAGCGGCGACGCGACGCGGCGGCTGCTGGGCACGTTCTACACCTTTGACGACAGCGGCACCGTCAAGACCTGCGACACCGCCGGCGGCGTGGGCAGCGGCGGCACCGAGGCCCGGCGGTTTCTCTGCAACAAGTACAACCGGGTGCAGCGTCCCTGCTTCATCGGCGACAACACGAATTCCTGGTCCTACAACAGCAACACCTGGCGGGCGGCAAACAACAGCAGCACCTTCCGGGCCACGTTCGTGCAGACCGACAACGAGCAGGAAGTCTCAGCGCTCAACTGCCAGAACCCGGGAGCGACCGGCAACGCGGTGGTCGGCGTGGGCGTCGACACCACCACCGGGTTTTCCGGGGTAAGCGGGTGGTGGAACGGCACATCGGTGGGCCCGGCGGTGGCGGCGTACCGCGGCTATGTCGGCGTGGGCCTGCACTACGTCACGGGCGTCGAAAATCTGAAAACCGGAAGCTCGGACTTCTACGGTGACGTTGGTTGGTCCGAGGTCCAGAGCGGCTTGTACGTGACGGTGTGGGGATGAGCATGAGCACTTCGAAGCTCAACGCCGCGATCCTTGCAGTCTGCCCCATCGACGGGGTGGCGAAGCTGAACGACGGCACCTATCGCATCGACTACCGCGTTGACGCCACGCCGGAGCAGCGAGCCGCCGCGCAGGCCGTGGTAGACGCTTGGCCGCTGCATGAAGCACGGGCCGCCGCCGTGGCCCGCGTGCAGGCCGGCTACGACGCCGCAATCGCCGCGGGCATCACGCCCCAGGGCAGCCAGATCACCCTGGCGGCCGCTGAAACCGATCAGAACGCCTTCACCCGCCAGGCGACGCTGCTGCGCGAGGCCCAGGAAATGGGCCTGGTCAACGACGCCACCCAGCAGGTGATCGTGGATGCCGCGGGCGTGGCCCACACGCTGACCATCGCCCAGCTGCGGGCCCTGCTGGTCGGCTACGGTCTGGCGCTCAAGGCCCTGTTTGACGTGCGGGCCGCCAAGCGTGCCCAGGCCCAGCTGGCCGAGTCGATCGAGGACGCCGCCGCCATCACCTGGTGAGCCATGACGATCAGCTCAGGCCCGATTTCCAGCGCCCCGATCGCCGCCCTGCCGGGCACGGCATCGGTCACGCCTGAGCCGGACCCCACGCCTCGCCCGATCCAGCACCGCACCAGCAAGCCACCGCAACAGCCGCCCGCCGCGGCCGTCGTGTGGTGAAAGGACCATCACCATGAGCCGAGTCGCCTTCGCCGCGGTCACGGGCGAAATCACCACGGGCACGAGCACCAAGACGCTCATGCAGGTGGTGGCCGCCAGCAACCACCGCGTCACGATCAAAGAGATCAGCGTCAGCTTCAAGGGCACGAGCAACACCGCCGCCCCGATCCTGGTTGAGGTGTTGCGGCAGACCGACGCCGGCACCATGACCAGCCTCAGCCCGGTGAAGATCAACAGCGCCGACGACGAGACGCTGCAGACCACCGCCCAGCACACGTCGACGTCGGAGCCGTCCGCCGGCAACGTGCTGATGAGCGAGTTGGTTCACCCACAAACGGGCTACACGTGGCAGGCGCCGTTCGGCGGCGACCTGGTGGTGCCGGGCGGCGGCCGCCTGGGCCTGCGCGTCACCGCGGGCGCCAGCGTCAGCGCCGTGGCCCGCATGATCGGCGAGGAGTAAAGCGTGCAGGGCTGGCAGCGCAAGAGCCGCAAACAGTTTCACCGGCCGGCCCTGGACGCCGACGCGGCGCCGGCCGATGAGCCGTTTGTACTGGCCCGCCAGGTGCGGCCCGTGCCGGTGCCGCCGCCCTTCGCCGGCCGTGTTCGCCGTCGCCAGCCGATGACCAGCTCGAGTGGCTCGCTGCTGCTGCAGCTCCAGCACCATGGCCTGTTCGTGGGGATGCTCTGATGCGATTGATCAAGGCTGGCTCCACCGACCAGAGCACCGTGATCCGTTTCGTGGATTCCACCACGGGCGATCCCGAGACCGGCGTGGCGTACAACACCAGCGGCATGGCCCTCTGGTACCGCCGCGAGGGCGGCCTCAAGGTCGCGATCACGCCGGCCACCCTGGCGGCCGCCAACTCCGCGCACAGCGACGGCGGCATGATCCACGTGAGCGACGGCTACTGTCGCGTTGATCTGCCCGATGCCGCCGTGGCCAGCGGAGCCACCGGCGTGACGATCGGCGGATCGGCCACCGGCATGGTGGCGATCGCGGCCTACCACGAGCTCGACACCTACCGCCTTAGCGACCTGCCCGCGGCGGTCTGGGCGGTGCTCACGTCGACCCTGACCACCACGGGCAGCGTGGGCAAGTACATCCTGGACAAGCTGGCCGTGCTGATCAGCGGCACCACCACGCTCAGCACCACCGGCCTGATCGTGGATGGCGAGGTGCTGGAGGTCTTCAAGGGCGAGTCCAAGAGCTACACGCTGGCCATGCCGGCCAGCACCTGGGGCGACCTGACGGGTTTCACCGGCAAGCTGGGCATCAAGCGGCTCAGCGGCAGCACCGGCACCGAGACGCTGGAGGTGACGGCCTCGGTGGCCGACGCCAACACCGAGGGCCAGCAGTTCGTGTTCTCCTGGACGACGGTCCAGACGGCGGCTTTCCTGGAGAGCCCAGGCGGCACGCACCCCTTCCGCACCAGCCCGGCCAGCTACTACGCCTACCGCTTCACCGCCGGGGCCACGAACGGCGCCGGCGTCTGCCACACCGCCGCCCAGGGCTACGTGCACGTGCGGCCGCGTGACATCACCTGCACGGTCTGACCATGCCTACCCGAGCCCCAGCCTATCGACCCCGCACCTTGGGCGGGCCCGCTCAGGCCCCGCGCGAGTCAGCCGCTAAGCGGGGCTACGGTCGCTCCTGGCAAAAGGCACGGGCCGACTTCCTGGCTGAGAATCCGCTGTGCGTGCTGTGCACCGCTCAGGGCCGCGTGACCGGCGCCACCGAGGTCGACCACATCCGGCCGCACCGCCGCAACGTGCGGCTGTTCTGGGATCCGAGCAACTGGCAGCCGCTGTGCAAGCCCTGCCACAGCCGCAAGACCGCGTCCGAAGACATGCCGCGGGGGTAGGGGGGGTCGCAGACTTTTGGCTTTTGCCCTGTAGACCGCATCGCCCAGTTACACACACACTCACGGGTTTCCACAGTCATGGGGGCGCGAGGACCAGCACCAACCCCGACGGCCGTCCTGCAGCTCCGCGGATCGTGGCGGGCCAACGCCCGCAAGGGCGAGCCCAAGGCCCCGCGCGAGATCCCAACCTGCCCCGGCTGGCTGGATGCCGCGGCCAAGTCGGCCTGGAACCAGCTCGCCCCGCTGCTGCACCAGATGGGCGTGCTGACGCTGGCCGACGCCAACGTGCTGACCCGCTACTGCATCACCTGGTCACGCTGGAAAGCCGCGGAGCAGTGGATCCAGGACAACGGCGAGGTCGCCGAGGTTGAAACCGACAGTGGCACGACGTACGTGCCCCACCCCCAGGTGCGGATCGCGGCCATGCTGGGCGACCAGCTGGGCAAGATGGAGCAGCAGCTCGGGCTGACGCCGGCGGCCCGGGCCCGGCTCACGGTGGATCATGGCGAAGGCGAAGAGGAAACCGGCAAGGGCCCGAACAAGGCGCGTTTCTTCGAGCGCCCAGGTTGAGCCGGCGGCGCCCGTCGTGCCGGCGAGGTGGCGCAAGCTCTTCCGGCTGCTGCCCGGCTATGACCCGATCGCCACGGCGGCGCCGGGACAGTGGTTTGACGATCAGGCCGCGCAGCTCGCCGTGGACTTTTTCCCCGAGCTGTTGACCCACGTGGAGGGCGACCTGGCGGGCAAGCCGTTCGTGCTCGAGCCCTGGCAGCAGGCCATCATCGGCTGCATCTTCGGCTGGAAGCGGCACGACGAACGCGGGCGGGAGGTGAGGCGCTACCGCGAGGTGTTCATCTACATCCCGCGCAAGAACGGCAAGACGCCATTCGCCGCCGGGATCCTCAACCTGGTGCTCTTCACCGACCGAGAAATCGGGGCCCAGATGTACTCCGCGGCGGCCGACCGGGAGCAGGCCGCCTACCTGTTCCGCCAGGCCAAGGGCATGGTTGAGAACGAGCCGGCCCTGGCCAGCCGGTGCAAGATCTACGGCGGGGTCGGCCAGCGGTCCATCGTGTACGAAGCCGAGGGCAGCGCCTACAAGGTCATCAGCTCCGACGCCAACACCAAGCACGGCGGCAACTCGCACCTGGTCATTGTGGACGAGCTGCACGCCCAGGAGAACCGCGACCTGGTCGACGTGCTGCAGACGTCGATGGCATCGCAGAACCGCAAGCAGCCGCTGCTGATCTTCATCACGACGGCCGACATCGATCGGCCCAGCATCTGCAACGAGAAACTGGCCTACGCCCAGCGCGTGGCCAACGGGACGTTTCCGGACTGGGCGTTTCTGCCCGTGATCTACGCCAGCCCGTCGGGCGCTGACTGGACGAGCCCGAAGGCCTGGGCGGCCGCCAACCCGAACCTGGGCGTGAGCGTCAGCCGCGAGTACCTGGAGCGCGAGTGCAAGCGGGCCCAGGAGAGCCCTGAGTACGAAAACACCTTCAAGCGGCTGCACCTGAACATGCGGACCCAGCAGGCCAAGCGCTGGCTGCAGCTGGAGCGCTGGGACGCCTGCGCCACGCGGGTCGATCCGCTGGAGCTCGAGGGCCAGCCCTGCCACGCGGGACTGGACCTGTCCACCACCACCGACGTCACCGCCCTGGTCATGCTGTTTGACCTGCGGGGCTTGAAGATCGCCCTGCCCAAGTTCTGGATCCCGGCCGAACGGGCGGAGAAGCGCGAGCGGCGGGACAAGGTGCCCTACCTGACGTGGGCCCGGCAGGGACTGCTGACCCTGACCGAGGGCGACGTCATCGACTACGACGTGGTGCGGGCCGACATCAACGAGCTGGGCGGGCGCTACAAGTTCCAGAGCCTGGGCATCGACCGCTGGAACGCCACCCAGATCACGTCGCAGCTGACGGGCGACGGGTTCAACGTGATGGGCTTCGGCCAGGGCATGAAGGAAATGAGCCCGCCGAGCAAAGAGCTCGAGCGGCTGATGCTGGCCGGCGAACTGGCCCACGGCGGCAACCCGGTGCTGCGCTGGATGGCGGGCAACATCGCCCTGGAGCAGGATTCGGCAGGCAACATCAAGCCCTGCAAGAAGCGCAGCACCGAGCGGATCGACGGCATCGTGGCTTTGATCATGGCCATCGGCATGGCGACCAGCGGCGTCGACGGCTACAGCCAGGTCTACCGCGGCGACGGCGACGGCCTGCTGGTGCTCTGAAGGATTGCTCATGTTCAACTGGCTCAAGCGGGCAACCAGCTGGGTGGGCGGCCATCCCCGCCAGGTCGCGACGGCCGTGGGCATGCGCCCGGCGGCCGGCGTCTGGGTCGATGAGGATTCGGCCCTCAACTACTCCGCGGTGTGGGCCTGCGTGCGCGTGCTCAGCGAGACCCTGGCCATGCTGCCCTGGCGAGCCTACCGCCGCACGACCGACGGCCGCGAGCTGGCCGTCAACAGCGCGGTCGATCGACTGCTGCACAGCCGGCCCAACAGCTACCAGACCCCGTTCGTGTTCCGGCAGCTGCTCATGGCGCACGCGCTCACCTGGGGCAACGGCCTGGCGGAAATTGAATGGAGCGTGGTCGAGGATCCCGTGGCCCTGCACCCGATCCACCCGGCCCGCGTCCAGGACGTGCAGCTCACCGACGACGGCATCGTCTACCGCGTGCTCAACGCCGACAACCGGCACGTCACGCTGCGGGCGGAGGACGTGTTTCACGTGTCGGGCCTGAGCCGCGACGGACTCTGGGGGCTGAGCCCGATCGCCCAGGCCCGCGAGGCCATCGGCCTGGGCCTGGCGGCGGAGCGCTTCGGGTCGCAGTGGTTCGGCAACGGCAGCCGGCCCGGCGGCATCCTGACCCATCCCAAGAAACTCGATCGCGACGGCCGCAAGGTGCTCAAGGAAGAGTGGGAAAAGGCCCACACCGGCAACAACGGCAACCGCGTGGCGGTGCTGGAAGAGGGCATGACCTGGACGGCGCTGAGCGTGCCGCCAGAGGATGCCCAGTTCCTGGAGACGCGGAAGTTTCAGCTGCAGGAGATCTGCCGCTGGTACGGCGTGCCGCCGCACAAGCTGGCCGACCTGGAGCGGGCGACCTGGGCCAACATCGAGCACCAGGGCCTGGACTTCATTTCGAGTTCGGTAGGGCCCTGGGCCGTGCGGCTGGAGCAGGAGGCCGACCGCAAGCTCTACGGCCGCCGCCAGGCCAGCACGGCCTACACCAAGATCAACCTGGCGGCCGTGGCCCGCGGCGACCAGAAGACCCGCTACGACGCCTACGCCGTCGGCCGGCAGTGGGGCTGGCTCTCCGTTAACGACGTGCGCGGCCTGGAGGATCTCAACCCGGTCGACGGCGGCGACCTGTACCTGGTGCCGGCCAACATGACCACGCCCGAGAAGCTGACAGCGCCGCCGCCCGCACCGCCCGCCGCGCCAGCAGCCCCGCCGCTGCCCCAGGACGCGTCGGCGGCGCCGACGCCCCCGCAGGCCACCCCGGCCGACGACGCCCAGCGTGAGCTCGCCACGGCTGCCAGCGGGCCGATTTTCCGGGAGGTGATCGCGCGGCTGCTCCGCAAAGAGCAGCGGGCCATCGAGCGGGCCGCGGCCCGGCATAACCCCGCCGAGCTCGAGAGCTGGGCCGAGCGGTTCTACGAGCGCCACGCCCAGCAGCTGGTCGACGCCGTGCTGGTGCCGGCGGGCGCCCTGGCCCGGCTGATGGGACGGGAGCCCGGGCCCGAGCTCCGCGAGGCCGTGGCCGGCTGGGCCGGGCAGCGGGTCAACGCCGCGCGGGCGGAGCTGACCCGGGCCGCCGCAGCCGGCGAGGTGGCGGCCGCGATCGCCGGATGGGAGCAGCAGATCGAGGCGACCGCGCAGGCGGTCATGACCCAGGTGGTGCAGCTTGCGTCGGGAGCCGCGGCCCATGAATGAACAGTTTCGTGAAGCGATCCGCGCCGAGCTGGCGCCTTTGCGTGAGGACCTGGCCGATCTGAGCCACCAGCTTTTCGGCACCAACGGCAAGGACGTGGAGCGCTCCCTCCTGCACCGGCTGCTGCAGGTCGAATCGTTCGTCGCCACGGTCAAGCGCATCACGTGGCTGGCCATCGGCGCCTTCATCACGCTGGCCGTGCCGGCGCTGCTCTGGGCGATCGCGACTTTCAAAGGGTGATCCCATGCCAATGCAGACGGACAACGAGTTGCGCGTCCTGGCGGAGCCGATCGAGCTGCGCGCGGGCAAAGACGGCAAGCCCGTGCTGGTCGGCTACGCCGCGAAGTTCAACAGCCGCAGCCACGACCTAGGCGGGTTTGTCGAGATCGTGGCCCCCGGCGCGTTCAAGACCAGCCTGGCCAACAAGCCCGACGTGCGGGCCCTGTACGAGCACGACCCGGCCAAGATCCTGGGGCGGGCCACGGCCGGCACGCTGACGCTGGCGGAGGACGGGACCGGCCTGCGGGTCGAGATCACCCCGCCCGACACCACCATCGGCCGCGACGTGCTCGAGCTGGTCAAGCGCGGCGACATCAGCGGCATGAGCTTCGGATTCCGGACCATCAGCGACACCTGGCACGAGGATCCGGACAAGCGCATGGTGCGGACGCTCCAGGAGGTGGTGCTCAACGAGGTGAGCGTGGTGGGCCAGCCGGCCTACCCGCAGACCGAAATTGCCCTGCGCAGCCTGGACCGACACCGCCAGGTGCGCCAGCCGGCGGATCGCCGCACCCTGGCGGCGGCCCGCTGCCGCCTCAACCGCGAACTGCTCAAGCGCTGAGCCCTTGAACCACGCGACCCGCCACGCCGAGCCGTGACGCGGCCGCTGACCCTCGGCAGCCGAGCCTGCCGCGTGCATCGTTTCCAACCCATTGCAACACCCGTTTGAAAGGCAGAGTCCATGACTCTCGAGGAACTCCGCGCCCTCCTGGCTGACCTCAATCAGCAGAGCGAGGCCATCGTGACCAAGGCCGAAACCGAGCACCGCGACCTGACCGACGACGAACAGAAGCAGGTCGATGAGCTGCTGGCCAAGTTCGACAGCACCCGGTCCCAGATCCAGCGGCTGGAGCGGCTGGAAGAGCAGCGCAACCTGCTCACGGCCGGCCGCGGCCGCCAGACCACGCCGGGCGGGCCCGGCGACCAGCCGCGCATCAGCGGCGGCACCGTCCGCAACGACGCCCGCAACACCGGCACGCACGGCTTCCGCGGCATGGGCGAGTTCGCCCAGGCGGTTCGCGCGGCGTCTCTGGGCCACGGCGTCGATCCGCGCCTGGGCCAGGAGCAGCGGGCCAGCCTGAGCACCTACGGCAACGAGGGCGTCGGCGCTGACGGCGGTTTCGCGGCCCCGCCCGACTACCGCGACACCATCGTCAAGTTGACGATCGCGGAGGATCCGATCATCAACCGCACCAGCCAGATGCCGATCACCCGCGGCAACACCATGGTCCTGCCCCTGGACGAGACCACGCCCTGGGGCACCGCGGGCGTCCAGGGCTACTGGGAGGGCGAGGCCGCCGCGGCCACCCAGAGCAAGCCCGTGCTCAAGACCCGCGTCAGCCGGCTCAGCAAGGTCACGGCCCTGGTGCCGGTGACCGAGGAACTGCTGGAGGACTCGGCCGCCCTGGAAGCCTGGTTGATGATGAAGGCGCCCGAGGTCCTGCAGTTCAAGGTCAACGACGCCATCGTCAACGGTGACGGCGTGGGCAAGCCCCTGGGCATCATCGCCAGCGGCGCCCGCGTCAGCGTGGCCAAGGAAAGCGGCCAGGCCGCCGACACCATCGTCAGCGACAACATCATCAAGATGTGGGCCCGCCTCTACGGCCCCAGTCAGCTTCGCGCGGTGTGGCTGATCAACCAGGACACGCTGCCGCAGCTCATGACCATGAAGATCCTGATCAAGAACGCTGCCGGCAGCGAGAACGTCGGCGGCTGGCCGCTCTACCTGCCGGCCAACAGCCTCAGCGGCAGTCCGTTCTCGACGCTCATGGGGCGGCCCGTGATCCCGCTGCAGAGCTGCCCGACGGTGGGCGATGAGGGCGACATCATCCTGGCGGACCTGGCCCAGTACCTCACGACCATCAAGTCCGGCGGCATCCGCAACCAGACCAGCATCCACCTCTGGTTCGACCAGGGCGTGACGGCCTACCGCTGGACCATGCGGGTGGACGGCGCCCCGATGCGGGCCAGCACCATCACGCCGAAGAACGGCAGCAGCACGCTGTCGAGCTTCGTGACGCTGGCGGCTCGGGCCTGATCCACGGCGAGCTGGCGCCAGCCAGGGACGGCGGCGCCAGCTCGCTCTTCAACTTCCGTCCCACGACTTCAAACCATCGTTCCATCCGACTTTCACCTGGTTTCAAACCGGAGACCCGATCATGCAGAACAGCCTCCCCTCCGAACGCGTCGCCGTCGGCGGCGTGATCGATCCCGACGCCTACGCGGCGGACACCTATGTCACGGCCTACGTCGACATGGGCAAGTTCCGCAGCGCCCTGGCCATCGTGCTGGCCGGCACGCTGGGCAGCTCCGCGACGCTGGACGCCAAGCTGGTGCAGGCCACCAGCTCGGCGGGCGCTGGCGCCAAGGACATCACCGGCAAGGCCATCACCCAGCTGACCCAGGCCGGCACCGACAGCGACAAGCAGGCCCTGATCAACGTCATCGACAGCGACCTGGACCTGGCGAACGGCTTCCGCTACGTCGCCCTGTCCATGACGGTGGCGACCGCCACCAGTGACGCGGGCGGCGTGATCCTGGGCCTGGACCCGCGCACCCAGCCGGCGTCCGACAACGACGCCAGCACCGTTGACGAAATCGTCAGCTGATCCAGCAGCACCAACCCAAAGATCCGCG